TAAATAGTATAAGCCGTTCCCGGTGCAACAAACATGTCTCGTGATAAAACTAATACGGTGTTACCTGTTATAGACGTTACATAAGCAAAGTTATCAGGGTTAGCATCCTCTACAACAATAGCCCCCACCACTGTTCCGTCAGTTTCAAAGGTAGCTCCTCCGTCTACTAGCTCATTAGGAGATAAAGCTGTATTTGTCCCTGTAACAATCGCTGCTCCCAACGGAGCCCCATCAGGATAGGGGCCCATCCATGATGGGTCGTGAACAAACCAATAAATAGTTTCATTAGCTTCGTCTGCATATTTACCTATACATGTAGCCGAAGGACTGAGAGGGGTGGAATAAGGATTTCCCGGCAAAGGGAAAGATAGAGTAGGAGTAAGTTCAATGTTTCCTTTTGCATTTTCAACTGAACCTATCTCTGAGTTTTCTGTAGACCCAAGCCTTACATTTTGAGCATTGACATACTCTCCATTCTGAAGTAACCTTTCATCGATAGACTTATTCATTCTACCGGCCACAAAATTTCTTTGAGTCTTTGCCATTTTATTTTATCCACTTATCCCTTCCTCGTAGATTCATAAGTAATCTACCCGGATGAATATTACTAATTCTGATTTTTGCATTTCGTAACAAAGCACTCTTTTCTTTTCGTGCTCGTGATACTATATATTCTTGAACCCCAAGTCTTGATGATACAATAGCATATCTTATATATGCATAAACAAATTCTTCAAATAATTTATTAACAGAAACCTCTCCATCATTTCCATTCGCCATCCCATCTGAAATATATTCAAGGATACATTCTTCATTGGCCATAGTAGAATCAAAATTAATAACACCTGCTTTCTTGTCAATAGTAAATGTAGGATTAGCATTAGCTGTTTCTGTATTTAACCCAAAACGTGCTCGGCTATGGTAGTCAAAATACCAAGCTCCATCACAGCAGTAACCATAAACCCCATTGAACATAGGATTATTTTTATTTAAATAAATACTTTTTTTACTTCCCATGATTCTATCATGGTCTAGCCCTGAGTATTGAGGCATTAATATCTCTCCGTTTTGAGAAAATAATATCTTGCCTGTGTCATCCTGTAAGTATTCATGAGCACTTGCCACCTGAATATTCTCTGTTAATGGCCTGATATATCCGTCTTTGTATAAAGATATCCTTACCCAATTAACATAATCCGATGGTAATATAAACCGTAATGCCACGTCTACTGTTAATTGTAGAGCTTTGATTTCTTTAAACGCATCATAGTTCAATTCTTGTATTGCTCTCTTAGCGTGGAACAATACCTTGTATCTCTCTTCATTGTTAATGATATTATGATTATCATTATACATTAACATAAAGTTATTTACAATGTCTTGTAGTTTTACATACTGATATGACCCCCAATTCTCATCTGTAGGAATCGTACCACTATTAGTGTAATATTGAAATTGAGATAAATACGTCATTATTCTTCACTTTGTGTTTCGTTCATATCTTGTGTAGCTCCAAACTTATATATCTCTACTTCTCTAACTGACATTCCTGCGTACTGAAGTATAAGAGCTATTAGGTCTACCTGATTATCTTCAGGAACTTCAAAGTCTTGATAGTCAGGAGCACTTGCATTAAAGATTGGAGTTGATGCCACTAGGTTGTATGTCCATTTAGGAGTTTTAGGATAACGTATATATTGACAAATAACATCTCCCTTTTTATTTATAGTTGATGGATATACCGTTGCTGTCTCGGACACTCCTTCGCTTAATACATAAGCAGGATAAGTTCTAGTAGGAGCAGTAAGCTGAGAACTTGTCAGATTAAATATTTTATATTGACTAACTTTTTCTATCTCAACTATATTGTTAGCGTCATATATTCTATAGTCCTGCCCCACATAAGGAATCGCACCTGTAGACATAATGTCCGCACTCAAACTTAATTCCGATACTGAGTCTACTGCAGTAACATAAGCTGTTAGCATAGGGTCTGTAGGAGCTCCTGTTGGGCTTGTATTAACAACAATACTTCCTACCGGTGGAGACTCGGGAATACCCGGAGCAGTTATCACAAACTGATTTAACGTAGTATCTACAAGTTTACCCGCAACTTCTGCGGTAGTTGTACCACTGTATAGCAACGTAGGATAGAAATATAATTTATTAATAAAGTAATAATCAAGAGGCAGATTGTAAAGATTGGCTGTATTAGTAGTGGCTGCAGGCTGATCTAAAACCTGTGTCTTAGCAAAGATAGCTATATCTTGCTCTATGCCATTTTTTATATCAGCATATCCTATCCCTGACTGCCTCATATTTTCTTTATTTATTTGATGATTATAAGAATAAAAGAAATCTTCAAATATAGAAAGTTGTGCTTGCGTAGCAAACAAGTTAAAGTCAGCAGGCGTTACATATCCATAATTATTTTTATTTAATACAGAGAGGACTGTACTATACACTTCATCAATCATAAGACAAAGATACTAAAAAAAGATATATGGACAGAAATTTAAGGGGGACAGCAAAACTGAGTAACGGTCACCGACCTAATACTAATGGGTTGTCCTATTGGATTGAAACAATTAGGTAATTGCTTAGGCATAGAAATAACTTGACTCTCTCCACTTTGCAGTCTTTCTATTTGTTTAGTCAGAAAAGTTATCACACTATAATCTCCCGCAGCTACTGCATCCGATAAGGTGAGTTCTGCCCGAACATTACCGTGGTAAACTATCTCTACAGCACTAACACCATTTGGAATAATAGATACAATATTATCAGCACCCACAATTATTTCTGCCGACTTTGAACCTACTCCTGAAGCTGCATAAGTAGAAGTATTAACAATTAAATATTTAGACATATCAAGTTATCGTTATAGTTGCTACTGAAACATTAGCCCCTCCAATATCTACAAAGGGAATTGTTGAGGGGTATTGTCCTGTTGCAGGATCTTTAGGGCCACCGATAGTGGTCGCTTCCGCTACTGTCTCCCAATCTTCTCCTGCAGTTGTTATGCTGTTATGGGCACTTGCAAATTTTTCTATAAACCAATTAGCCCATTTATATTCTTCTGCTATTACTACGGCTCTATTTAAAGTTATAGTAGCTATCTTTCCATTGGAATAATAAATAAGTAAAGTGGTTAGAGTATTTCTCGTGTCCTGCATAATACCTACTATACCATCTACTGATAAGTATGTAGGATATCCTCCTGTTCCTATTATAAAATATCTTCCCATAACTACAAAGATAATAAAAAAAGGGGACTAATGTCCCCTTCTTCACCTAAGTAGCGATATAACACTAAGCTACCGTAATATCTGTAATTTCAGCCGCTGCACCTAAATTGTCAACCAAACCTTCTAAACTAACCTCATATCTAGGATTAGTCCAAGAAGTTTGAAGAGCTGCAATTATAGAGTCCTGAACACGGTCTCTAGCTGATACATCATTAGCCGCAAAAGCTACCGCAAAAGTAATAGTTGCCACATCTGTTGCTGCCGCTGAACCCGCATAAGTTACTGTAACCTCAGTGGTACTAGCTTGTTCAACGATTATAACACCGTCTACAGCTAATAACTGTGGTGTTGCCCCGTCAATCGGGAATGATAAAAACTTTTTCATAATAAACAAAAATAAATAATTATATGAGACTATTCTCGCTACAAAGATAATAAAATATATTTACTATGCAGAGACTATATCTCCGATAGCATACTTAGAAGGAATAGGGACATCAATAAAAACCTCAGTATAGGAAGTTTGCTCTGCTCTTATAATAGCATCGTTAATTATGTCTACCAAAGCTCCGTCAAAATCAATACCATTAACCCCATCTCTTTGAATGTTCCACTCTTCGCTTGCTGTCACATAAGGAACAGAACTTGCGTGAATAGTATTCACGTCAAACAATACCACTAGGTCACATGCATTTACATTTAATACCCTGTCTCCATTCGCTGTTTTAAATATTAAATACTTAACCATCTTATTAATCTACTAAGGTTACTGAATCTATTATTACACCCGGAAACTCTACATCCACATACGACTGAGTATATCCTGCTTGAAAGAGTCTTTCTATTGCATTAGTTATGACATTGCGAGTAGCCTGCTCATCAGCACTAAGACTCCCCCCTGAAGTCACAATAAGTACTTTGGAACTAGCTGCCGAATTGTTCTCTGAAAATAATAAATACATTCCGGCGGGAGAAATAATCTCCATTATACCTGACAAACTCTCAGCTTTTACCAACATCTTGCCTGTAGTAGTTGTATTAAATCTTAAAAACTTACTCATAGCTATGTGGCTCTTTGTACTTCGGTTAATACTAGTGTGAATACTACCGGTCCTATCTTGACCCTAATACCATCTTCATTACCTACATCTGCATACACATCGTTGTTTCCTTCTGCACATAGCTCTGTGATAATGTCCGCAACATAAGACACTAACTCGTCAGCCGCACCTCCTAGATCAGGAGTAAATGTTAAAAGTATTTTAAAATCTTTAGAGTCTCCATAATAAAATACTAAATCAAAATCTCCTCCCCCCGTATTATCAGAAGTCATCATTGTCATTTTACTTACGTTAATAAGCACATGTTGCGATGAAGCTGCCGGAGCAAGTGATGGGGAATAAAACCTTAAATATTTATTCATAAAAACAAAGATACGAAAAAAAACTATTCGTCTTTGTTTAAAATCTTTTCAAGAAGTTTTAATGATTCAATTCCATCGTCACTCTTTAGATAGGCAGATACAATCATATTTACATCTT